GGTCCATCCACGCGAGGGCGCTCGCGAAGGAGAAACCGGCGACAACCGCGTTCAACGATTGGGCTTCGAGCTCTTGGGTGATGAGGGTAACAGTTTCGGCGGCAGACATTTTATACAATAGAATTAGAAAATTATTCAGGTAGCAACTCCTCTATTTCCAATAATTTTTTATACTTTTTTTTACCCCCTGAAATATTCGTGCCTTTCACCTGCTGGGATTCCGATTCACTATCAGAATCGTCGTCTGAAGAATCAGACTCACACGCGTTAAATTTTTTATATTTGTCCTCGATCCAACCCTCCGGTGAGCTGGAGCGAGACTCATCGGACACTTGGCAATGCGCATCATTCTCCGGTTCTTCATCAGAATCAGAGCAGTCCATTACTATCAATCGCATTTTTTAAAATGATTTCTGACGGATTTGTTGGATTCCACGCGTTCCACGTATCAACCGCTTCATTCACCTTAGTAAATTCGACGTCGTCTCCTTCGTATCGAGTCCACAGTTCTTCGCCACCGTGAACAACTTCTAGGTCGGTATCGTCCTCATTTTCGTCTTCGATCTCGGGAAATTGAGGACCTATATGTAAACCAACCGTGTGCATGATACAATACTTCGCGGCGTACTCAAGGTCCTGAGCCACGACGACGTCTCGACCACACGCCTTCGCGTACTGGCACGCGAGGATCATTGAATTTTCAATAACGGGTGTGACTATATCAAAAATAGCGTTCGCCTGAGAATTCTCGTACTCACCGGGTTCACCTGCGACGTTATCGAATCCAGTCCGCATTATTAATTAAACAAGAGTTTTGTTGTACCGTTTTCAATACGGAGTATATTGTAACTTAGCGCGTAAACTTTAAGTAGTCTTTCGCGTGTGTACTGGGCTGAGTAACTTGCCGATCCGTCATCAGCATTTAATCGCAATTTGAGTAGTTGATCTTTCACATGTGAAAAATTGACAGTGCCAGTCGAATACCACTTTTCAGGTTCAAGCGAAAAACTATACGAGTAATATTTTCGCATCATTTGAGTCCTAGAATGATGTATCCCGGGTTGAATGGATCGCAGATTAATGAAGTCCCCTGTGGTTTCGTCTAGTATTTTGTTATCATCGAGGGTTAACTCTAAATTTTTTAAATTTTCATTATTAATGAAGGTTCCATTAAGCACATGTGTCCCGTAATCGTAATCGAAGACTGATACAAAATTATTTGAATAGACTTCTCTCTCGTTTTTTTTCTGTATAACGAAGAATAATTCCTTTACAGGATTTATAAAGTCAAGGCGACATGAATATTCATCGGTTAGACCCATGTCAAACTTATTCTCTTGAATCTGTGTGATGACATAGTCGGTCCTCGCGTGTTGCGTCGGCGCGTCGGTCTGAATCATCTCGAGTGAGAGTTTCATATTTTTTATCAAATTTTTTGGCTCGAGTCCTGTATAAAACATTTCCCAAGTTACGCTCGGCAAACCTGTCGTCTTCTTTCCAGCGTATATACAATCCCTTACGTCTCTAAGTTTTACAACTATCTCAACTTCATGGTATTTTATCGCGTGCAAAGGTATTGCTAATTCTGGATTGTTGTGGAAATAGAAGGGAATATCGACAAATAATGACAATTCGCTCAATGATTTAGTTTTTAAATGTTCTGCTATAGAACGAACCGGGGCATTCGGGTGTGGGGACACCTCAAGAATTGGGTTAAACGTCTCGGGTCGTCCAACCAATTGTCGCAGTGATTTTTGGTGTGTTTGTGTGGTAAAATTCTCTGCGTAAATTTCAAAATAATCGGATGGAATTCGTTGAACTACGTCACCTCCAATGATAAGCTCTACATATTCGATCATCGCATGCCCGATTGATTCGTTATACATCAAATGTTCGTATTCATCAGGACTACTTTGTAATAAACCCTGAATATCGTTGTCGAGTGGGTTTAAATTAATTTTCAAACTAGCTGTTTTCAAAAAATGACCAGTGTCTTGTGGAATAGTACATCTAATTTGATTCCCAAAATCGATGTTACCATCGAAATCCAAACTAGTTTGAAATCTTTCAAAGTTTTCAAAATAATTATGTTTTTTTGTGAAGTATGAAAATTCGGGGTTGTCTGTAAAATAGACGTCCTGAATTCCCGATGCTTTTAGCTGTTCTCGACCAGCCATACTAATAGTACTCCCTAAAATTTTAATCCAGCGATTCCCCCATAAATGTATAAAATGTTGTAGTTCATGGCGTATATTCTAACTGTGTGTGATTTAGTCGCATCGGGTGATTCTAATTCAATATTCAATAATTTGTGTGCGATTCTCGACATGTTAACGTGTCCCGTCGGTTCGCTCGATTCAGGCTTCAACGCGAAGCTATATATACCAAATTCGTTGTCTACGTCTATGCTCCCTGTGTGGTGTCTCAAAGGTTGTTCATATGCTAACATCAAATTATCTGAATCTATGACGGTTTGATTATTGAATTTTAGATTCACGTTTTTTATTTTTTGAAAATCGTCATCCTCTGTCTTCGCAACAAAAAATAATTCTTTTACCGGATTTTTAAAATTAATCATGACAGATTTAGACGATTCACCCGGCTCAAGTTTGAATTCTGCTAATTGTAACTGAGATGCCAAATACTCGAGTGGACGCGTCATCAAAAAGTTTTTTTCATCGTCGAGAATGAATCCAAAGTCATTCAAAAGTGAAATGTCTTTGATGCTCGTTTTTACACCGGATGGTGGAGACGTAGCCACACCGGTCGAGCGATTGTAATCAACGACCAATCCAGATGCCGGTTGAGTCTCTAATTTTATTTCAATTTGCTGTTTCGTAAGTGCGCACACCGGAATAGATAATCGCGGATGCCTGTAAAAATAAAATGGAATGTTTACTTTGAATTCAAAATCTTTTCGAGTGATGATCGGATACTTACTGTGTGATGTCAATGGACCCACGGAATAGTCTATATCCTCTTTCGATGAATGCAGCTGATTATACATCCATATAAATTCACCCGTGAGTCTTTGTATCAATTGACCACCGATGTTTAAATCGATGTGCTTGATAATTTTAGTCGCGATCGACTTATCCCAACGAAGTGATTTTATATTGAGCACGATCAACTCGGAGTTTTGATCTATATAATACAACGTGTATGGGACAGCGTCCTCTGGATTGTTGGGAGTGGGTGGTTCTATGTATGGCACGGTGAACGTAATGTCATTGCCATCGCGCGAAATCATAGTCGGCGTGTGTGGGTACATGTATTCCGTGTTTCCATTAGGCGTTCTAGAAATAATGTCACTACTGGCACCACCTAAAAATGTATACGTGACTCCTTGATACAGATCTACTTCGGCTTCACCATCTATCTGATAATTAACCAGTGTAAATGTAATTGGGTCTAGTCTAGGTGGTGGGAGGGTAATTTTAAGCATGACATTTTTTAGTAAATCACCAGACTTTTGTGGAATTCGACACGTCGCTATATTACCGAATTCGTCGAACCTTTCGAATGGAATTCTCATTCCCTCGAATGAGAATTTTGTGTGTCTTCGAAAATTCATGAGGAAATGTGAATAGGTTGGATCGTCTGTGAGCCATCTGCCCTGAATGCCGGTAGCTGCTAAATTTAAACGCCCAGCCATCCTTTCTATAATAAACAGCGAGTAAAATCCTCGCATTTAAAAGCATTTACTATTTTAGTATGAATCTTCAACTGAAGAAATTCAGGCCCCAGACGATGACGGACGACCGAGTCTGCGTATTTATCGGGAAACGCAACACAGGTAAGAGTACGTTGGTAAAGGATATCATGTACTATAAAAAACATTTGCCAGCTGGTATAGTACTCTCTGGAACAGAGGAAGGAAATCATTTTTACGGCGAGTTTATACCTGACATTTGTGTGTACCCTGACTATGACCGAGAAGCCATTGAACGCGTCATGTCCAGGCAAAGGAAACTGATAGGTGCGGGACGTACGAACTGCGGCGCGTTCATGCTTTTAGATGATTGCATGTATGATTCTAAATTTTTGAAGGACACATGTATTCGGCAATGTTTCATGAACGGAAGACACTGGAAGATCTTCTTTATGCTAACTATGCAGTACGTTATGGATTTACCACCCGCATTGCGCGCAAATGTAGACTATGTGTTCATTCTTCGCGAGAATATCATACAAAATAGAGAAAAGC